CGGTGGCAAGTGAGCGGGCAGGTGTACGGGGCACCTGTCGTCCCCGAGTTGGGGGCAGCGATGCGACTGGTGACGATGCAGCGGCTACGGGCTACGGCTCGCGAGGCGCTGTTGGGGGTAGCGTGATGGCTGAACAGGCCAAGCGTGGCAGGGGTCGACCCAAGGAGAGTGGGACGCTCTGCAGCAACGAGAACATCGACAAGCTCTGCGAGGCGTTGGAGCGGCTGGGCATCGGCTCGTATGCGTGCATCGAGGTCGGCATCAACGAGGGCACGGTGCGTAGCTGGCTGAGCAGGGCAGCGCAGGGCGGGCAATACGCTATTTTTGCTGAGCGATGGGCGCGCGCGCGCGTACGATCTAGGGCAGCTCTGGTCCAAAACATCGCTCAGGCAGGCGCCGATGATTGGCGCGCCTCGGCATGGCTCCTTGAGCGATACGACCCCGAGCACTTCCCCCAGCGTCCCGAGGTGCAGGTCACGACGCATGTGCACCAAGGCGCCGAGGTCGCGCCCCTGCTGCAGAAGCTCGTCAGCGCCAAGCCCGAGAAGGTCGGCAACGCGTGAGTGTCCTGCTGTCATGGCAAGGCGGCCTCGGTGAGACGCGTTTCGGCTGGCATCCCGGCCGAGCCTGCGAGCTGCCCGACTGCCACGAACACGCGCGGTACGTCTGCGACCATGACGACGCGCAGGGCCGCTGCGGGCTAGAGGTCTGCAGCGCGCACTCGGTCGAGACGGTGCCGGGCAACAGTACCCTGCATCTCTGCGTGCATCATGCCTCGCATCAGCGAGCTTGACCCGCTGCCGTGGCAGTCGGAGTTCCTGCGCGCGGGCCTGAGCGGTGAGTGGCCATCAGACGCAGCGGCGGTCCGTGGTGGCTTGGGCTCGGGCAAGTCACTCGCGCTCTGTGCTCTCGCCATCCTACTTTGCGAGACTCGCCCCGGCGCGCTGGTGGTCGTCGGCATGGACACGTTCAGGCGTCTGCGTGACGTGCATTTACCGCATCTGCATGGCCTGCTCGCGGGCTCGGCGGTAACCTACGCGGCGTCCGAGCAGGCGTTCGTCTGGGCGTCAGGGTCGCGGCTTTTGCTCGCGCATCTCGACACCCCGGCGAACTCTGGCCCCGGCTCATCACCTATCGAGGGTCTGAACGCGCACGCCGTCCTCGTGGACGAGTGCCAGGTACTGCGGCCCGACGTGCTCGACGTGGCCCGGTCGCGTGCTCGTGTACCTGCGGCCGACCAGCGCGGCCAGATGCAGCGGCCCGTCGTCGTCACCTGTGGCATCCCGGTCGAGCCTGCGTGGTGGGTAGAACGAACGCGGGAGATAGGCGGCGAGGCTTACCTACCGCAATCGTCGGAGAACGCGCAGCACCTCGGGGCAGGATGGCTTGAGCGCATGCGTGAGACGCTGAGCGACCGTGACTTCGCGGCGCTGGTCGAGAACAGACCGTTGCCACCGGTTGGGTCGGTCTTCCATGCGTGGGCGCCTGAGAAGTGCGTGACGCAGGAGCTGGTCGACTACAGCTACATGCGCACGATGCTGGCCATGGACTTCGGTCTGAGGCATCCGTGCGCGCTCCTGCTCGTCGAGCTCACGCGCGGTCGATGGCACGTGACCCGAGAGTGGGCGCCCGACGACGAGACGTTGCCCGACTTCTTGGCGCGCCTCTCCATCGAGTGCACGCCTCGGCGACTGTGGCAGCCGGGCAGCCAGCGCATCCCGCTCGACGCCGTCGTGGCCGACCCTGCAGGCGGCGCGCGCTCGGCGCAGACCGGCGTCGCAGACCTCGACCTCGTGGCGTTGTCGCCTCCGAAGGGGTTGGGCATCATGCCCCGCATCGAGCGCGACCCCGAGCGGCGGGACATCGTCAGCGGTTGTACGCGGGTAAACCTCGCCCTTGAGCGCGGCGCATTGACGGTTGACCGTGCGCTTTTTGACGCGGGCATCCGAGCGCCTGCCAGCAAACGCACACTCGCCAAGGCCATGACCGGCTATCGCTGGGACGACCGCGCACCTGGTCGACCTGCCAAGGACGGCACGCACGACCACCACGCCGACACGCTGCGGTACGCCGTGCGCGAGGTGCTGTGGTATCTGCCAGACCCGACGCGGCGGGAGGCTGCGCCTGCAGCTCCTGAGCGTCGACGTGTCGAGCTCGACCCGATGGACGTGCGCTGAGCTTGACGCGCTCGAGGAGCGTGATAGCTTTGGCGTGGGGGCGGCCCTAGCTGGCGAGTCAAGCGTGTGTCGTGGGATGGTCTCGCGGCGCATGTGCTGAGTCTAGGCCTTGCCCCCGGCCAATCTAGGAGGGTCGAATGGTCTCGTTCACGTCGCTCATCATCCTCGCCAAGTTCATCGCCCATAGCTGCGGAGGTTCCCTGTGACTGCCATCTTCGTGAAGATCGTCCTCATCGCCTGCCACGGCGGCCTGTACAGCATCATCTGAGAGTCTCCCCCGCCAAGCCAAGGCTCGCGGAGTCCCGGCCCGACCATCGGTAGACGGTCCCGCTGGGCGCCTTGAGCACTGACCGTGCGTGTCTTGGCGGGGGCGTGCGTTTTCTAACGCGCTGTGCTAGGGTGCCGCTCATGGCACTCTCCGTACAGGTCAACAAGTACACCGCTCCCGAGGCCGTCGACGGCAAGGGCGTGGGCGTGCAGTCGTTGCCGGTCAATGACGGCGAGACCAACCTGCGCCTCGTTCAGCTGGCCCCGCGCATCGCTGCGTACCGTGTGGCGATGCGCTGCGCTCCCTGCGCAGTCGGCGCTCAGGCGCTGCTCGGGCTGGCGACGCAGGCCACGTGGGATGTCGCAGCGGCGCCCGACTCGCCCACGTCTGAGGCTGCGGCCGAGGTTGTCCGGCGCACGCTCGGTCTCGGTGGGTACGCCTCCCCGGTCATCGAGTGGGACGGTCGAGTGCTTAGCCTGCCGTCGTGGGAGACGCGGATGCGTCAGCTCCTGACCGGCGCGCTCTACGGCTTCGCCTTGGCCGAGATGGTGGCCTATCCCTACGAGGGCACCACGTACATCGACCTTGAGCCGCGCGACCAATCGAGCGTGCGTCAGTGGGTCTACGAGGGGCGGCGCATCGTCGCTGTCGACCAGTGGCAGCGCGAGCCTTACGGCCTGTCCAGCGTCGGCTCGGTGCGTATCCCCTACGAGCGCCTCGTGCATCTCGTCTGGCCGTCGCTGTCTGAAGGCGTCGAGGGCGTGGGCCTGCTGCGTCAGGTCGAGCCCCTCGCGAGCGACTACAGACGCGCGACCAACCTGCGCAACGTCTTGGTCCAGCGGTACGCGGTGCCGGTTCCTACCGTCACCATCGACGAGGACGCCTTGGCCCGTCAGCGTGGCACGGCTCCCTCGCAGCAAGAGTACGAGGCTGCGCGCGACGAGCTGCTGCGCGTGCTGCGTCGGTACACCTCGCACGAGGAATCTGCGCTCGTCCTGCCCTCGTGGGCGTCGCTCTCCTTTGAGTCGACGTCGGCGAGCGGTGGCGCGTACCCCATCAACTCGGTGGTCAGCGACATCGAGCGCGAGATCCTGCAGGCGTTCTATGTGCAGTTCCTCGCGATGGGTGGTGCTGGCTCCTCGGGTGCATACGCCACGGCGCAGGTTCACGCGGAGCTCGCGGCGCAGATGGCGGGCGACTTGTGCCAATGGCTGGCCGAGGGGCTCAGCTCCTACGTGCGCGCCATCGTCAATGCGAACATCGGCCCGATGCCCCTCGACCAACTCCCGCGCCTGACTTACTCGGGCATCCGGTCGAGCCTGTGGGTGGAGAAGGTCGGCGACGTCGTGTCGCTGCTCTCCGCTGGCGTCCTGACTCCCACGGCCGAGGACGAGCGGGCTATCCGGTCAGCGCTCGAGCTACCTGCACCCACGCGGGCGGCCGAGGTCCGGTCTGAGCGTGAGCGCCTCGGGCGCACCGTGCGGCCGACGACTACACCTTCCACGCTCCCCGGAGGCATCTGATGCCGTTGCTGTCGACTGAGGAACTCACGCCTCCCGAGGCTGTGCAGCGCG